TGCATATACTCAGGGTGGAGGATCTCCTCCAACTGCTCAACAAGTGCAGTTCCAAAATCCTATGGCTTCTGCCCAACAAGCTTTTCAACAAGGTTCAGAACGTGACGTTATGAAACAAAATATAGAAAAGTCAAAACAGGATGTTACTCAATCAGAGGAACAAATTCGCAATCTAAAAGCTCAAAATTTACTTATTGAGCAACAAGCTAATTTAGCTAGTTCTCAAGCTCGCGTCTCTGACGCACAAGCAACGAAGACTCTTATGGAAACACCTCGTGTGTCCGTAGAAAAAGCTAAAACTATGGCTGAAACTGCTACGCAGTTAGAACAGCCTAAATATATAAAACAGCAAACAATTACGTCTGCTGTTCAAGCTCGTAGACAAAAAGCTGAAGCTCGTATAACCGAAGCTGATCTAGCTAGAGCTAAAAACGAAGAAGCTGCTCAAGGTTCTTGGTTTAAACGGAAAATCTCACCTTATTTGCCTGGCGGTGCCAGAGCATTTGGATTTGGAGTTAATAAATGAAAAAGTCTATGCCTTTTCTTCGTACACCATATAACTATGATGTCGATTTCGCGTCTGATGAGTCAGCGCTTACTTGCGAAGATACTTCGCTTACACAACAGCATCAAAAGGAGGATGCTGATATTAATCATATCGTGGCAAGATTTGGTCTTACTGGTGAGTTACCCTTTGCTAACCGTCAACCACGATATGGTGACTTCACTGCTGTCACCGATTACCATTCTGCTATGAACGCTGTGCGTTCTGCTTCTGAAGACTTTATGAGTCTTCCTGCCGAGCTTAGAGCTCGCTTTAACAACGATCCAGCTGCGCTGATCGATTTCCTTGCTTCAACCGATAATCGGGATGAAGCTATCAAATTAGGGCTTGTAAATGCCCCAATAGCGGATTCTGTATCCGCTTCTGCCACCACCGATAACGGTGGTGGCAGCACAGTTACTACTTGATATAACTGTGCTAGGTGACACCGTTAACTACAAAACTGGAGTATTTATATGAATCCATTGCATCGTAAGCATGTGTCTAAACACAAATCTGCTAAAACATTTCGCCACCACGCTTCTAGAACAAAAAATGCCAACATGGCACCTCCACCTCAACGAGGTGGTTATCGTCTCTAAATGGCTTGTTTCAAGCCCCTTACAGCCTATCAAACTACCGACGGATCAATCGTCTGGTATGAATCGAAGAGATTCGATGTGGCGAAAACGCTTACGCTGCCCTGTGGACAGTGCGTAGGGTGTCGCCTAGAGAGGTCACGCCAGTGGGCGTGCCGATGTATGCACGAAGCAAGTTTATATAAACACAATTCGTTCATTACTCTTACATATGATGATGATCATCTTCCTTCAGACCGCAGTCTGCATTATGAAGATTTTCAAAAGTTCATGAAACGCTTGCGAAAGCGTTTTAAAGGTTTAGAGCTGGGTACTAATCCAGATCTAAAAGAGCCTTACCCAATACGTTTTTACATGGCGGGTGAGTATGGAGAACAATATGGAAGGCCTCATTATCATGCATGTATCTTCAACTACGATTTTCCTGATAAAACTTTATGGAAACGTACCCCAGCGGGTTCTAAGATCTATCGTTCTAAATCACTTGAGGAATTATGGCCTTTTGGCTATTCTTCCATTGGTGATGTCAATTTTCAAAGCGCTGCGTATGTCGCGCGCTACATAATGAAAAAGATAACAGGCAAGGAGGCAGACAATTATTATGAATCCACTAACATGGAAACTGGAGAGATTGTTAATCTCAGACCAGAATTCAATAAAATGTCGTTAAAACCAGGCATAGGATATGACTGGTATACGTCCTTTAAGGACGATGTTTATCCACATGACTATGTGGTTATAAACGGAAAAAAAGTAAAACCCCCTAAATTTTATGATCGAAAATTTAATGATGAGTACCCTCTTGAAATGGAGGAGATTAAGCACCATCGTTATACAGACGCTTTAAAGCGTCAAGCGGATAACACTCCGGATCGATTAGCTGTTCGCGAAATAGTTGCTCGTTCTAAGTTATCTAAACTTCCACGTACTATTGATTAAGGTATTTATGTTAAAAGTTGTTGTTGCGGTTAAAGACCGTTGTGCTGATTGTTTTGGTCAGCCTTTCTTTGTTGGTACAGACAATGTTGCTATTCGTTCTTTTATGGATGAAGTAAATCGCAAAGATGATGCAAACCAATTATTTAATCATTCAGATGATTTTGACCTTTTCGGTTTAGGTACATACGATGATAATACTGGTATCATTTCTATGTACGATTCGCCTAAGCTGCTAATGCTTGGCAAGTCTGCTAAGAGCAGTTAAACCAATGGTAGTTAAGTTGGGCACAACTTGACTACCCCCCGTCGGGAGACATACATGATGCACATGAACCAGTCAGTAGATTTACACCAATTCGCTATGGTGCCTAAGGCCGATATTCCTCGGTCTTCTTTTCAGATACAAAAAACCCACAAAACTACGTTTGACGCTGGTTATCTGGTTCCTATATATGTTGATGAAGTATTGCCTGGCGATACTTTTAATCTGTCTATGACTGCGTTTACGCGTTTGGCTACGCCTTTGTATCCTACGATGGACAATTTATATTTGGACTCGTTTTTCTTCTTTGTGCCCAATCGTTTAATCTGGAACAATTGGCAAAAGTTTATGGGTCAACAAGATAATCCCAATGATTCGATTTCTTATGTTGTACCTCAACAAGTTTCTCCAGCTAGTGGTTATGCTGTTGGTTCTTTGCAAGATTACATGGGTCTTCCAACTGTTGGTCAAGTGGGTACTGGTAATACTATTAGCCATGGTGCCTTTTGGACTCGTGCTTACAACCTTATTTATAATGAGTGGTTCCGTGACGAGAACTTGCAAAATTCTGTTGTCGTAGATAAGGGCGATGGCCCTGATACTGTTTCTAATTACACTTTGTTACGTCGTGGTAAGCGTAAAGATTATTTTACTGCTGCTTTACCTTGGACTCAAAAGGGTAGTCCTGTTACTTTACCGTTAGGTACTTCTGCACCTATTCTTTCTGATGGTACTCCACCAACTTTTAGTGGTGGTAGTTATTCCAATAGTGGTATTTACGCTAATGGTGCTACTGTTCTTTCTATAAATACTACTCCCGGTTCGCCTGGTGTTTTATCTTTTGGTAATAACACTGGTCTGTATGCTGATTTATCAGCCGCTACTTCTGCAACTGTGAACCAGTTGCGTCAATCCTTTCAAATTCAAAAATTACTTGAAAGGGACGCTCGTGGTGGTACTCGTTATACTGAAATTATTCGTTCTCACTTTGGTGTTATTAGTCCTGACGCTCGTTTGCAACGTCCTGAATACCTTGGTGGTGGTACTACTCCGATTACAATCAATCCGATTGCTCAGACCTCTGGTACGAATGCTAGCGGTACGTCTACTCCGCTCGGCAATTTGGCCGCTATGGGTACGGGTCTCGCACATGGCCATGGATTCACACAATCGTTTGTTGAACATGGTGTAATTATTGGGTTAGTTAATGTCCGTGCTGATATGACATATCAGCAAGGTCTTCGTAAGATGTGGTCTAGATCCACACGTTACGATTTTTATTTTCCAGCTTTTGCTATGCTTGGTGAACAAGCTATTCTTAATAAGGAAATATATATAGATGGATCATCTGCCGACTCAAACGTTTTTGGTTATCAGGAGCGATGGGCTGAATACCGTTACAATCCTTCTCAGATTTCTGGCTTGTTCAAGTCAACATCTGCGGGGACAATTGACGGATGGCATCTTGCTCAAAAATTTACGTCCCTTCCTACGTTGAATACAACGTTTATACAGGAGAATCCTCCTGTATCTCGTATTGTTGCTGTCGGTTCATCCGCTAATGGTCAACAATTCTTATGCGACACATTCTTTAATATCCGTGCCGCTCGTCCTATGCCTTTGTACTCTGTTCCTGGTCTAATAGACCATTTTTAATATGGATGGCATGGACATCTTTGGTTCTCTTCTTGCGTATCAAGGTACGCAAGATACAAACCAAGCTAATCGTGAGATAGCTAATCAAAACAACGCTTGGTCTGCTGAACAATTTGCTTCACGCTATCAGACAAGCGTAAAAGATATGCAAGCTGCTGGATTAAATCCTATGCTTGCTTATACTCAGGGTGGAGGATCTCCT